GCTCGTGTTTATTATAGCACGGATTGGACCGCAGGTCAATTAGAATCTATGGCAGATGCCTACAACGAACTATATCCGGAAGAAGAGTGGTTGTATTCACATCCGTCATACAAAGGTTACAGCACACCAGTGCCGGCCTTAATACAACAAGATAGAGCCATTCTAGAAGAGGCTCGTAAAAAGAAAAGGAAATAGCTATGCCAGTATCAGCAGGAATGAGAGTTACACAATTACCAAGTGGATTGGAACTTTCAGCAGGAACAGTAGACAAATTAAGTTTAGAAGGAACAAGTGGAATCAACCCAACAGTTGGAGCCACATTAGAAACAGTATGCACACAGGGTGGTATTAGAAACATACTTACAAGTGCAGAACAATTAAAGATCAAATCATCAGATGCAGATGATACCAACAGTGGTTCAGGACACGCAAGACGTGTAAAGATCAAAGGTATTGATGGATCAGGTGCAGAAGTAGAAGAAAATGTTAACCTAAATGGAACAGCGGCAGTGACCACAACAAACAGCTACAGACACGTGAACAATCTATTCGTTAACAAAGTAGGCTCAGGTGGTGCAGTAAACAAAGGTGTTATCAGTGTAATGAACAACGCAGATGATACTAAATTATATGAGATCGCGGCTCTTGAAGGACAACAACAAAGTGCTTCATACGCAATACCAGCCAACACCACAGCATACATCACAACATTCATGATGAGTGCGAGTGGAGCGGCACAGGTGAGTATTTGGTTAAACAAAGCACCAGATGCGGCACCGTTCAGACAGGTGTTAACAACTATCGTAGGCGATGGTCAAGGTGTTACATATCAATTACCAAATCCTTTCCAAATACCCTCAGGTGGAATCATTGAGTTCCGTGCTAAACGTTTGGGTGGATCAGATGTGGCAGTAGCGGCAGACTTTCAATTGATTTTTGAAAAAGATTAATGAGTTATAGACCAAATGCAAAGATGCGTGAGAACGCAAGGAGAGCTTTAGAGTTCCGTAAGACCCTACCACCGTCTCGTAAGTTTGGGACACCGGTAGGGCTGGCTCGTGCTCGTGACATTGCAAACAATGTCGCATTAAGCCAGGATACTATCAAGAGAATGAAAAGTTACCTGGCTCGAGCAAGAGATTCATATAATATGTATCTCAAGGAGCCAGATGAAACCAAGCGTGGAAGTGGATACTGGTCCTACAATTTATGGGGCGGAGTATCAGCAGTGGCTTGGGTAGATGATAAGATGCGAAAGTATCGCAAAGGTGGAGAATAAACATGGTGAATATTATAAAGATGATTTGGCATTTTGTCAAATGTGAAATACCAGAACTGATGAGCAACTGGAGATTTATTCCAAGACTATTGATGGCCTTGTATACATATGCTTTCTATACGGTTACACAATGGTTTATGGCCATGCCAGAACCCACAACAGCACAAGCAGGATTCGTTGCTACAATAGTAGGAGCAGGGGCCGGCTTTTTTGGCCTATACGTTGGCAGTGGTAAAATATCAAAAGGTAAAGAAGACAAGTAATGGCTACCTACAAAGGATCACCCTGTAAAGGCGACTGTAGCGGACACCGAGCTGGTGCAAGATATGCCCGTCGTGGTGGTCGTAGCTTAACATTCAGCAGTAGCAGTTTCAACAATGGTATGAGGCTACAACAAAAGGCCTACAAAGCTAAAGGTAAAAGAACACGTATGGCTACTACAAAACGAAGCAAATAAAAACAATAAATAACAATAACCCCCTTATACAAATAAGGTAAATTGGCTACAAAGGAAACAAAATGCAATTTACAGTAAAACAAGGGATGAATCAGGACATCCTAAAATCTTATCCTGATAATCATTTCGACAGCATAGTAACAGACCCACCATATGGTATAGAGTTTCTTGGTAAAGATTGGGACTCAAACACAGGTGCAGTAGAGACTTGGCAAGAGTGTTACAGAGTTCTAAAACCAGGTGGACATCTACTGGCTTTCAGTGCGGCAAGAACATATCATCATCTAGCAACCAACATAGAGAACTGTGGTTTTGAAATAAGAGATCAATTGATGTGGATATATGCAAGTGGATTCCCCAAAGCACAAGACATAGGTAAAGCAATACAAAAGAGACAAGGTGTTGAAAAATATAAAGAAATAGATCTTGATGCCGTGACTGAATGTGCAGGTAGGACAGGATCAGGTGGTGGCATCAATCGTATGATGAAGAAATTAGATGCCAAAGGTGATCAACAAGATGGTGTCATCAAACAAGTAATACCAACATCACCAGAAGCACAAGCATGGAGTGGTTGGAAAACAGCACTAAAGCCAGCACATGAACCAATTGTAATGGCACGCAAACCGTTCAAAGGCAGTTGCATAGACAATGTATTAACACACGGAACAGGCGCTCTTAATATAGATGCTACAAGGATAACAACGGATAATGAACAAGGTAGATTCCCATCTAATGTGTTAGGTGATATACCAGACTATCAAAAGTATTTCTACTGTCCAAAAGTAAGCAGAGCAGAAAGACATTGTGGTTTTGAAGCACCACCTGTTGAGAATCTAAACAACCCAGAAGATATGAAGAAGCATCCATTATGGGATCCAAGCATAGGAACAAACAGTCATAGATTGATGCAAAAGATCAGAGCTCACAACAAAGGTAGTTTAGATCATATAGCAACAGATTCAGATGGAATGTTAGACAAAGGTGTATTGTATCAACATACCAAAGGTGGTAGTTTAGATCATATAATAACAAAAGATGCTACAAATGGTGGTAATTATATGAACACAACAACGCACCCCACAGATCCTAAATTACAAAAAGGCAGTTTAGGTGATTCAGCACCCAAAGGTAAAAGAAGATGTAGCAAAGATTCAAAAGAAAGATTAAAACAATCATTGGCATATAGAAAAGGTGGTAAGGCTGATCCACTATCACATATAGCAACCGGCAACAACATAGGTGATGGTGTATATGCACCAGGCACGCCAGGTAATAAAAACAACGCAGTAGGTAAAATACAAACAGGGCTAACAGATAAGAATGGTAATGTGCAAACATTCACAAGTGATCCAGCTACACACAATGTAGGAAACAATCACCCTACAGTAAAACCAGTAGCATTGATGCGTTATCTAATAAAATTAGTCACACCCAAAGGTGGTAAAGTATTAGATCCTTTCACTGGTAGCGGAAGCACAGGAATGGCGGCTGTAGAGGCGTCTATGTGCTTTACAGGGTGTGAATTAGACCCAGCCTATGTAGCAATAGCTAACAAAAGAATACAGGCTTGGTATACAAGAACACAGCCTGATAATAACTTCAAGGAGCTGTTTGATGCCTCTAACTAAACCACAACAAAAGGTATTTGATAGTCAAAAAAGGTGGCGAGTTTGTGCATCAGGTAGACGGGCAGGAAAAACTTTTTTAAGTATGTGGGAGATAGCCAAATTTGCTAGACAGCCCAACCGTAGAATATTGTATGTAGCACCCAGCTATAGACAAGCAAAATCAATTATATTTGAAGATCTAAAGGCCAGACTCATAGATAGAAGATGGCTAAAAAAATCTAACGAGAGCGAGCTCTCCTTCTTACTTGTAAACAATACTAAAATAGAATTGCGTAGTGCAGATGCCGCAGATAGCATAAGAGGTATCAGTTGTGACTTCGCAGTATTAGATGAATGTGCATTCTTTCAAAATGGTAGTAGTGTGTGGACAGATGTTATAAGACCCACACTATCAGACAGAGAAGGTCATGCATTGTTTATATCAACTCCACAAGGCATAGGCAATTGGTTCTATGATCTATATCAACAGGCCAAAGTAAGTTCAGATTGGGAGAGCTTTACTTGGACCAGTTTAGAAGGTGGCCAGATCAGCAGAGAAGAGATAGAAGCCGCCAAGCGAGATCTAGCAAAGAAAACATACCTACAAGAATATGAAGCCAGCTTCGAAACATCAGGTAATCTAATATACTATGCATTTGATGCTGAAGCAAATACTGCAAAGTATAAAGGTGATATACCACCACTACTACACGTAGGACTTGATCTAAACGTAAGCAAAATGACTGCTCCCATAGCAATCAAAACACAATATGGTCTATATGTGATAGATGAACTAGTGCTACACAATACCAACACAGATGAGATGGCACAAGCTCTAAAAGAAAGATATCCAGATGCAAGGTTTGTGATTTATCCTGATCCAGCGGGCTCAGCCAGAAAAACTTCAGCCAATTCAAAGACAGATCACACCATATTAGAACAATGGGGATTCACTGTTAAGAGCCGCCGAAGTCACCCTCAAGTAAAAGATAGAATCAATACTGTTAATAGACTGTTATGCAATGCACAAGATGAACGTAACTTGCTGATAGATCCTCGTTGTAAGACTGTTATAGAAGCACTATTGAAACATCAATA